ACATGGCAAAGGCCTTGGACTGCCGGTATGTCGTACTGGACCACCTGTCCATCGTCGTGTCTTCCCAAGAGTCCGGAGACGAACGAAAGGCCATTGATGAAATAATGACCAAGTTACGTACGCTTGTGGCAGAGACAGGGATTACTCTGTTCCTCGTGTCACACCTCAGACGGTCACAAGGTAAGGCACACGAGGACGGTGCTCAGATATCCTTGGGTGAACTACGAGGTTCACAGGCAATCGCACAACTGTCAGACATAGTAATAGGCATGGAACGTGACCAGCAGAACGCTAACGAAGACATACGGAATACGACTACTGTTCGTGTCCTAAAGAATCGTTACACCGGTGAAACCGGACCCGCTTGTTACTTACGGTACGACAGGACTACGGGCAGAATGATCGAAGCAGCTAACCCTGAGATAGGAGCAGATTTCTAATGAACTCAGTATGGCAAGTACGTTTTCATAACCCCTACGAATGGAAGGATTACGACGTTCTTTTTGAAGGGTCAGAGGAAGACTGTAAAGTTTTTCTGTTAAGCGATAATGAACAACACGGTTTAGACCTTTACCACCCAGAGATTTCTATGAATGAGGTTTTAAATTAGTGATCTACCTTGACCTTGAGGCCGACGGTTTAGACCCTACTCGCATCTGGTGTGTTGTAACACGGGAAAACGGTGTTAGTCAGGTACATACTGACCGTAACACCCTCTGTAAGGCTCTAGAAGGCTCTGTAAGCGTCTGTGGACATAATCTGATAGGTTATGACCTCCCAGTGTTAAAACGTCTCTGGGGGCTTTCTGTGGCTTCTGAGAGGGTAGTCGATACTTTGGTGTTGTCACGTTTGTTTGACCCAAGTAGACTGGGTGGACACTCGTTAAGGGCTTGGGGTGAAACTTTAGGCTTCCCAAAGGGTGACCATGACGACTGGTCTAGACTGTCACAGGAAATGATTGACTACTGTATACAGGACGTAGCAGTAACTGAAGCTGTGCATAAGAAGCTTGTTACCGACATGACCGACTTTTCACAGGAATCAATCGACCTTGAGCATAAAGTTCAGTACGCAGTACAACAACAGGAGCGCAATGGATGGGTACTTGACCAAGAGTTAGCTAGAGACTTATGTGCAACATTTAAAGAGGGCATGAATGAAATTGAAGCCGAACTACAAAAGATGTTCCCGCCCATTGTCGAAGAAAGGATTTCTGAAAAGACAGGGAAAAGACTTAAGGACAAAGTTACAGTTTTCAATGTCGGGTCCAGACAACAGGTTGCAGCACGACTTGCAACTAAGGGTGCAAAGTGGAACGAGGAAACGCCAAGTGGAAAGCCTGTCGTCGATGAAAAGACGCTTAAGGAAAACAGTCACGTCCCTGAGGCAGGAAAAGTTCTTGAATACCTTACTCTTCAAAAGCGATATGCGCAAGTACATTCTTGGCTAGAGGCTGTTAAGGACGACGGTAGGGTGCATGGACGTGTCATTAGTAACGGTGCTGTAACTGGACGAATGACCCACCAAAGCCCCAACATGGCCCAAGTACCGGCAAGTCACAGCCTGTACGGACACGAGTGCCGCTCTTGTTGGACTGTACCTCAAGAAAGTAAGTTAGTCGGGTTTGACGCCAGTGGCCTTGAGCTGCGTATGTTGGCCCATTACATGGACGACGAGGAGTTTACTAATGTCCTACTTCGAGAAGACATTCACACCAGAAATCAAATGGCTGCAGGACTTGAAACAAGACCTCAAGCTAAGACTTTCATCTACGCTTTCCTTTACGGAGCCGGAGACGCTAAAATCGGAACTATCGTTGGAGGCACTGCAAGAGACGGCAGAACTCTTAAACAACGATTTTTACGAAACACACCTTCTCTTGAAAGTTTACGAGAACGCATTACTAGAGCAGCTGGGCGTGGTTATCTTACAGGACTCGACGGACGACGACTTAGAGTCAGATCAGAACATGCTGCATTGAATACGTTGCTACAGGCGGCAGGAGCTATCGTGATGAAGAAGGCCCTAGTCATACTGGACGACTACGCACAGCAGTGGAAGCTTAACTACAAGTTCATAGGAAACATACATGATGAAGTACAGTCGGAAGTGGTTGCAGACCAAGCAGAGAAATTCGGTTGGCTTGCAGTTGAGTGCCTCAAGGCGTCAGGCATTCATTACAACCTTAGATGTCCCCTTGATGGAGAATACAAAGTTGGTACAACATGGGCGGAGACACACTAATGGAACAGACTAGTTTTTTTAGTGATATAAACATTAGGGACGACCTTTTAAAAAAGAAGTGCCACAAATGCAAGGAGTACTTCCCAACCAGCAACTTCCAAAAACATAGGAGAATGAAAGATGGGTTAGAAACTCGTTGTAGGCCTTGTAAAGCAATAGACGACAAAAGAACGAGCAAGCAAAGGGCAGCACGTCAAATGTATGTAAACGGTAAGCACGTCCCGATGACACATCCTTTGCATAAGCCCGGAAGATATAAAACTTTTGAGGACGCTGCTTTTAGTAGTTTAGCCAAGTACGAAACAAGCGTCGAAGGGCAGGTATATATCATTGTCAACCCTAGCTTCCCTGAGTGGGTCAAAGTAGGTATGGCTATTGACTCAGAAGACAGACTCAATAACTACCAAACCTCTTCACCTTTTAGGGATTATATGTTAAACTATAAGTGGAGCGTTAACGACAGACGTGCTGCAGAGTCAGAAGCCCATAACCAACTACAGAAGCTGTACGAAAGACGCAGCGAGTGGTTTAAATGCACACCAGAGAAGGCCCAAGAGGTTGTCTCAGGTATAGTAGGGAAGTATCAATGAAAAATGTATACACATTAGTAGACGACATCTACAAACTTGTTAAAACTAAGAGAGTAGACAAAGACGTCGACATCGAAGAGTGCATTGAGCAGTTTGGAGAAAATGTTAAGGACTTGATGCGTAAGGAGTTTGGTGGTCGTCGTTTTGACGGACGTAAACTACGCATGTCCAACATCGGTAAGCGTGATAGGTTCTTATGGAACCATTACAATAACGTGAAGAAATCAGAAGAGATGCAAGGCCATACATTGGTTAAGTTCCTCTACGGACATTTGATTGAAGAACTACTGTTATTCCTTACGAGGGCCTCAGGACATGAAGTTACAGCAGAACAAAAGCAATGTGAAATCAACGGCATTACGGGTTCTATGGACTGCAAAATTGACGGTGTTGTCACGGACGTTAAAAGTGTTTCATCGTATGGGTTTAAGAAATTCAAAGATGGCACTCTGGCTTACGATGATCCGTTTGGATACATCGCTCAAATTAAAGGATATGCAAAGGCAGAGAACCAGACAAGTTTTGGATGGCTTGCGATGGACAAACAGAACGGACACTTAACCTACCTACTGTACAACGAAGAGGACACTCAAGCTCCTGTGTACGAGAAGATAGGCTTTGACATCACAGACCGTATTGAGCATGTTCAAGAGATGGTTAAGCAACCAGAGCCTCCTGAAAACTGCTACGAGCCTAAGCCAGACGGCAAGAGCGGCAACATGAAGCTAGACATAGGTTGTTCGTACTGTGCGTATAAGAAAGAGTGTTGGCCGGGTCTACGTGCCTTCTCTTACTCTACAGGTCCAAGGTTTTTAACGGAGGTACACAATGAGCCGAAGGTCCAAGAAATCAACATTTAGAAGCACGTTCGAAGAAGATGTCGCCAAAATACTAAAGGAGTTTAACTATGAACCTTTCACTGTTCCTTACACTATTTCTCGTAGCTACCGCCCTGACTTCGTTGATCCTAGTGGTCTATACCTTATTGAGTGTAAGGGTTACTTCAGGGATGGAGACACGAAGAAGTACACTAGCATCAGGGACAGTCTCCCCGAAGGGCAAGAGTTAATCTTTGTTCTGATGCAGCCAAACAAGAAAATACGAAAAGGTGCCAAAATGACCATGTCACAATGGTGTGACAAAGAGGGAATACTATGGTATAATATAGAGACACTACAGGAGTTAATTAGTTATGTCACTAACGCTAGAGGAAGTTAAGGAACGCCTCTTGAAAACCTTTGATCCAGATGACCTACTGGAGGCCCTACAGATAACCTCAGAACAGCTTCTGGACAGGTTTGAGGACAAGCTAATCAATAGACTGGACGTGTTTGAAGAAGAGCTAGAGGAGGAAGAAAATGAGCATTGATGAAGCGACTCCACAAGAGTGGGACTATGCGAGTGCGTTAAGTAAGTTGTCTATTAGGAAAACACCTGACCCTGTTGAACGACCTGACCACTACAACAACGGAGCAATCGAAGCAATCGAAGCTATCAAAGCGTCCATGCCTGAGAACGAGTTTAGAGGCTATCTTAAGGGTAACGCACTGAAGTACCTCTGGCGTTATGACTACAAAGGAAAACCAGTAGAGGACTTACGTAAGTGTAAGTGGTATATTGAACGACTAATCAAGGAAATGAATTAATGGACGCATATCAACAGTACATACACAAGTCCCGCTACGCTCGTTACCTACCAGAGGAACAGCGTCGGGAGACTTGGGAAGAGACAATTGACCGTTACCTAAACTTCTGGATTGAGAAGGGTAAGTTAACACTTGAAGAAGCCAACGGTATCTTTGCAGACATCCACGACATGAACGTAATGCCGTCTATGCGAGCATTGATGACTGCTGGTGACGCCCTTGACCGTGACAACGTAGCTGGCTTTAACTGTAGCTACCTACCCATTGACCACCCTAAAGCGTTTGACGAGATGATGTACGTCCTGATGTGCGGCACAGGCGTAGGCTACTCTGTTGAACGACAATACGTTAGCAAGCTACCCGAAGTAGCAGAGGAATTCCATGACACCGATACCGTTATACACGTCGCCGACTCTAAAATTGGCTGGGCTAAGGCTTACAGAGAACTTGTCAGCTTGCTCTATTCGGGTCAACTTCCAAAGTGGGACGTATCTGGAGTACGACCTGCAGGGGCGTCCCTTAAGACCTTCGGTGGTCGAGCGTCTGGTCCAGAGCCTCTTGTTGATCTGTTTAAGTTCACCGTTGACATCTTTCGGGAAGCTGCTGGACGTAGACTGTCTTCCATCGAATGTCACGATGTCTGCTGTAAGATTGCACAGATCGTCGTCGTTGGAGGAGTCAGGAGAAGTGCTCTTATCAGTTTGTCTAACCTTACTGACGACAGACTCCGACGAGCAAAGTCAGGGCAATGGTGGCAGGACAATCCACAGCGTGGCCTAGCTAACAACAGTGCTTGTTATACAGAGAAGCCAGACTTCGAGGCATTTTTAAATGAGTGGAAAAGTTTATACGAGTCCCGCTCAGGAGAGCGAGGTATGTTCTCTAGAGTCGCAAGTCAAAAACAAGCTGCAAAGAACGAGCGACGAGATGCTTCCTATGATTTTGGAACTAATCCATGTAGCGAAATCATCTTACGGCCTAACCAATTCTGCAATCTATCAGAAGT